GTCACCTGGTCACGGGCGTGTGTGTGGGCAACTATGTCGTGTCAGTGGCGCACGCATGTGCGTCCTACTGGCGCGATGACAATGTCGCTACCGCGCTCCTGGCTACGGTTGATGGTACTCGTATCGCCCCCCTTCAGCGAATTAAAGTGGATGGCAAGTTCGTCTGTGACGTCGCCGAGGATTGGGTGATCTACCGCAAACCTCCGTTGTCTGGGCTTCAATCTGTGACCGTGGAAACTACCCTGCCCAAAGTGGGGGAGCGACTGTGGAACCAGAAGTTCAGCAACAAGCGCAACGTGCAGGATGTCAACCACATCACCACGGATGTTGAAGTGGCTAGCGTCGTTGCTCGCCGCATCACGTGCCGTAATGTCACCAATGGTGGTGATTCCGGCAGTCCGTACATCTCCAAGGATGGTCGGCTGGTAGCCCTGCATACAGCCGGTTCCACTGACTTGACCAAGCCGCAAGTTTGTCACGTGCTCTCTGAGGCGTGCAAGAAGGCTTTGGACACGCCGTCGAACGCTTCGACGGCTGCTTCGATGAAGGAGAATGGTGTCTCCTTGGTCCAGGGCAAGTCAAAGGACAAAAAGAAGAAGGAGGGCAAACGTCGAACGGATGTTGACTACGACGATACGAGTATCGATCGTACTCTTCAGCGCTCATCTGAGCAACCGGACGACAAGTTCAACAAAAAGGATCAGCGCAAGCACAAAGGCAAGGCGCATGGTGAGGCGGTCACCAATCGAGGTCCTCAAATGTGTCGGAATGGTACGGAGGATGCCTGCAAGGCAGCTTCCCCGCAGTTCTGGCGCAATTCGATGAAGTGCAAGTTTACACATGTGGAAGGTGGGTACCACGTGGCTGGTGGCATGATTTGTCCGCATCAGACCAAGGGTTTGTGCGGTTCCTGCGCGACAGTTCTCTTCCAGAAAATGTCGGAAGTGAAAGCGCAGCCAGGCTACCAGACAGTTGATGGTGTTACGGCCACAGGGGCGCCTTGGTTTGCTGGTGCTTCCAGCGACTCGGCAGCCATTCACGCTCTCGCCCGAAAGAATGCGGGTTTGGAGAGTGCGCTCGTGCTGTGTCGCACGCACAGGCAAGAACTTTGCCGTGTGTGCAATCTTCGTGGCGATGAAGAGGCGCAGCACCCAAAAGGGGCGCCCGCTCACTAGGTGAGCGACGTGAGGCCATGCGTAGAGTGATTGCTCATTATGAGGATGTACTGCGCATGTCCCTGGGGTACAGTGAGAACGTTTACGGTGACCGTTTGTTGAATGTGGCACCGTTTGTACATGATCCTGTTTTCTTCGTACGTAATCCATCTTCGATGAAGAATCGAATGGTAGCAGACTGGCCGCTTGTCGCGATGATTCGCGAGGAGTGGAAGCTGCCAATCGATTTTGGTCTTTGCAGGCCCAGTCTTACTGCAATGTATGCTGATTTCGCAAAGTGGTCCAATTGCGAGGTCGAGAGAGCGTGGACCCCTACCTGGTTTCGTGCTACAACAGTTGTTCGCGAATGGATAGCACCGGCTTTTGCTCGGCCGGTCACGGAGTATGGTTTTGAAGAGGCGTGTCGTCGGCTCGACCCATTGTCCTCACCCGGATACCCGTGGAACAAAGTTTGGCAGACTCGTCGTGAGTGGCTTTTGGGTGCAGACCCGGAGGCTGCGGTCCTTTGGTGGATTCAAAGCGGTGAGTGCATTTGGAAGGTCTCTCCGAAAGAGGAGATCAGATCCAGCGCGAAGCTAGAAGGTGATCAAATCCGTGACTTCATGGCAGGCGTCGTTGAGGAAAACCTCGTCTGCGTGATGGCGATTGGTGGTGCAAGTGATGCGCTATGTGAAAACTGGCGTCTTCTGCCCTTCACGGTTGGGATGAGCACCAAACATGGTGGGTGGGATTTTCGAATCCGTCGTTGGCCCGCCCGCCATGAGATTTGCCGTGACAAAGATGGATATAAGATGGAAGGCTCAGTGGAGTCGTGGATGTATGACGTGTTGTACGACATCATCTCACCGTTTGTTGACGATACGCGACAAGTGGTCCTGTGTGGCCAATCGGTCGGCACGCGCCGTCAATTGTTCCGTCTATTATGCGACCGTTGGAAAGAGTCACCGTGCATATTTTCTGATGGTTTCGGCTGTTGGAAGTGGGGTAACAACCCCAGTGGGGGTGCCTGGACGATCTGGGTAAACTCACTATGTATGGCTTTCTTCCGTGCGTGGCACCTCCTCGATCAAGGTTTTGGCGTTGACGATCTCGTCGGGCCTGAGACGTTGTTCTCCTTTGATTTTCATGGTGATGATTCAGTGGAT